TTTGTGCTTTCGCTTTTGCTTCAGACTCTGCTTTTCTTTTTGCTTCCTGCTCTTTTGCTACTCTTTGAGATGTTTGAAGGTCTTTTTGCAACTGACCTTTTCCAAATTTACGCTCTCTTTCGGCAGCATAGCGACTTAAATCAGATTCTAATTTTTTTCTATCTGCGGTTGACAAAGCACCAACATTGACTGGGACAAATTTTCCATTAACAATTTTACCTGGTCTTTGATTCTGTAAAACAAAGGATCCTTCTGCCGCTGCCTCATGTAAAGAAAATTTATTTTTCATTTTATTTCCATCCTACGATTTGACCGTTTTTAATAACAGGAGTTGAACCTTGACTACCAGAAGAAGAAGGTGGTGGTGTTGTTGTTTTTCCTTGATCTCTCATCTCTCTACCAACTTGTCTAAATGCTTGACCTGTACCTCTTGCACCTGTTCCCAAAGAAGTTCCTCTAACACCAGGAATATTACCTAAACCTTGTAAAACTGTTCCAGTAGCACCTGGTCCAACAGATCCTAACTTAGAAACTAAACTTGGTTTGGAAGGATCTGCAATTTTTCCGCCAATATCAAGGGCGGACAATCCACCTGCTGTTGCACCTCTGGTTATTTGCCCAGCACGAGTTGTTCCAAAAAATCTTTCACGTGCTGGTTTTCCTAAAACTTGACTTACTGGTCCTTTACCTTTACCAACAAATTCTTTGCCCGCTTTAAAAAGATCTTTTACAGTTTGTAATGGATCAATTTTTGGTCCTTTTGGTGGAGTTGGACCACTTGGTGGGGTTGGGGAAGCACCACTTGGATTTGCACTACCTGATGGTTGTCCTGCTCTGCATACCCTGCAACAATTTTGCAGCGCCACCAATGAGAGCTGTACCACCAGCAGCAATTGCAGGCCAAACAAGTGGAGCTGCTAGTGCAGGAGCAACCTCATTTAAACAAGCAGTTAAATGTGAATTATAGTCTTCATATAAGTCATCCCAAGTATATGAACTCAGATCATATCCTTCTTCTACAAGAGAATTTACACAATCAATAAAGTTCTCTTTAATGACGATAGATTCGATAATATTATCCAACCAAGAATCACTAATGTGTGGAATGATATCAAGTGCTTGATTTTCTGTTTTGGTATACCCCTCAGCAATTAAATGCTCGACAATTACATCAACAAGAAAATCTAAATCAATTTCTACATTTTCAGAATAAATCTCTTGATCTACTTGCTCTTCGATTACTTGTTCTGGTTGTTGATAAATTGAAGCATACGCCTCCATCAAACCTTTATGGTCTTTTGATGTAAAATCGGACATTTTAATTACTTTTTTCCTATAAATTTATTTATAAAACACCCTTACTTATTGGATTGTTGTGATCTCTGCCAATCACCGTAAGTTTTTCCAGCAGATTTTACGAAATCAGTAAATCCCTTTCCTACATTTGCAGGTACTTGTGCTCTGATTTCTTGTGGAACTGCCTTTCTAATATTAGTGAGAACACCCTGAGTCGTTACCTTTTTCTTAGGATCACCAGTAATTACATCATATGCTCTTGATCCAAGTTGTGATCCTATGGTTATTCCAGCAGTTGCACCAACAGCAGAACCAATTGGTCCAGCAACAGATCCAAGTGTTCCTCCAACTACACCACCAAGACCACTTCCAATCGCTCTTGCGGCACCAGCACCTATTGATCTTCTTTCACTACTACCCATTGCCTTAGCAATATCATAACCTTTCTTCGCTTCTATTCCAGTCTGAACAGCACCAAGAACTTTTCCAGCAGTGCCAAGACCTTTCATCATCTTTGCTCTTTCTGATGCTCTTTCTGCTGCGATATCAGATCTAATTTGCTTAGATGCTTTAATTACGGTATCAGCAAGTCTTTGCGACTGTGTAGTTCTTGTGGCGGAAAGTGGTTTAATTTTTGGTGCAGCAGGACTTGGAATTTTTAATGCTGTTGATTTCTGTACCTTTACTGGTGCTGGTTTTAAATTAGTCTTTGCCTGCACAACAGGTTTAGGTGGTGCTGGTATAGAAAGAGGTTTTGTTTTTACAACACCTTGACCAGTAATCTTTGGAGTCTTAGGAGTAACGTCGGCAACTTTTACTGGTTCAATCTTAGCACCAACCATTTGACCTGCTTTTGGTTTTCCAAGAACACCAGTTCTTCCAGGTCCTTTTTGTGGTCGAATTGTTTTAGACTCGCCTGGACGATTAGATACTAATGGACCAGCAGGTTCTGTGCCAAGTTTTAAACCTGGTAATGTTTTTGCTTTTGGTTCTGCAACTTTTGTTCCAGGAACTTCTGTTGCCTTAACATCTAAAACAGAAGTCCTTGGTGATACCGAAGTCTTTGATCTAGTTGGAGTTGAGAATGATACTGCTTTTTTAGTTCCACCAAGTTCAGTCTTAGGTGGTGATGGAGGTTTCTGAGAAGCTCTATATGATGCCTGCTTCTTAGAAACGTCTGCCTGTCTTACTGGTTTTGGTTTTGGTGGTGTTGTTGCAGTTTCAGATGGTTTCCAAGGATCTGGTGTTGCAGCAACTGGACTTGCAAAAGGTGTTGCTGATTTTCCCTTCATCATATTTGCGATGATCTCATCAGTAGAAGTTCCAAATTCTTTTGATGATTGATTAATAAAATCTCTAAGTGCTCTTTCTCTATGGCCTTTTGAAGGTCCAGTTGGTGGGACAAGTTTTCTCATTCCACGATCAAAAGTTTTTTGACCAGCACCAGCACCACCTGGCATATCCCAAGGATTTGGTCCAAGTAATTTACTTGCTCTTTCTTGTCTTCTTTGAGTTACAAAAGATGGAACATTTCTGGTTTCTAATCCACCAGATCTTGCGCCAGCAAATCTTTTTGCCGCTTCAATCTCACCCTTTACTTGTGTAACTGTTTTAGGTGATTTTTGAACCTGTGCTCTACGACCTGGTTCTTTTGGTCCAGGTCTTTTTGTGTACATTGGTTCACCTTGTGCGTCAAAACGACTTGGTGTACCAAATGCCTTACGAGGTTCCTCTACAATATTATATGCAAAATTCTGAAACGACTTCATCGCCTACCGACTACCTTTTTAGATATTTATAAAAAAAGGGGGATCCGAAGATCCTCCCTATAAATTTAATAGACATCGTTACTTTTAGAATCTTTCCAAACATAAGAGTAATCGTAATCACCAAATAAAAAAAGATCTGCTTCAGCAGCATCTTTATAAGCACTAATAATTTCTTGTTCTACCCATTCATCATAATTGGAATCCTGAGAAAGTATCTTTGGTAACATCTTGCTTGATTCCCCCGACAATATAAGATTCGACTTCTGTTTCTTGTGGTGCAACTTGAAGACCCTTAGAACTAATCCAATGCTCAGTCCAAGGAAGTGGATTATTCTTTGCAGAAATATCATAAAGTGGTTTAAGTCCAATTGCCTTCATTCTACGGTTCGCAATCCATTCAACATACTGCTGTAACAGTTTGTCATTGAGTCCAATCATCGATCCATCCTTGAACAGATACTCTGCCCAAAGTTTTTCTTGATTGACAGCGTTTTCAAAGGTCTTATAAACCCACTGCTCTTCTTCTTTACAAATACGTGCCATATCAGGATCATCACCCTCTTTCCACTTATTCAGAATATTCTGAGTGATGACTAGATGCTGATTTTCATCCCTAGCAATTAATGAGATGATCTTTGCACTTCCTTCCATAAGTTTGAGTTCGCCAAACGCAAAACTGCAAGCGAAACTGACGTAAAAGCGAATACCTTCAAGAATATTAACGTTTGCAACTGCTCTGAAAAGTTTTCTTTTGAGTTCATACCTTGCCTCTTGTGCGTATGGTACTTGTTCTAATGCATGAATCCATTCATTAGTTGAACCATAATGCTGAGCACTATTGATGAAATCATTATATGCCTCAGTGACACTAACAGCACGTTCTACAATACGATCATCACTAAGAATAGTATCAAAAACCTCAGAAGGATCTGAATAAACATTCTTGATGATGTAAGTATATGATCGGGAGTGGATCATCTCCATAAACTCCCAAACTTTCATACATGCTTCCAGTTCAGGGAGAGAGCAGTAAGGCGCGAACGCCATACCAGGTCCACGTCCCTGAACAGAATCCAACATTACCTGATACTTCAGGTTACTGGTAAAAATGTGCTTCTGCTCAGAGCGAAGCATATGATAATCACCCCTATCTTTTTGAAGAGAAACTTCTTCAGGTCTCCAGAAATAACCCAGTTGTTGTGTTGTTAGTTTATCGAAGATTGGGTATTTGTAAGAATCATATCTTTGAATTCCTAGTGGTTGACCAAAAAACATAGGTTGCTTTTTAGTATCTACTTCCTGAGGATTGAAAACGGTCATTGATTCGACCATTAGTTTTTCCTCCAAACCTGTTTTAAATCTTACAAGACTCACAATCTTCCTCCTCTGTTTAAATTAACTTTTGGAAAAATTCTACACATTCTATTTACCTCCAAAAAATATTTGGGTTTCATAATACATTTCTTCTTCATAAGCAACATAATCACTTTGAAGATAGTTAAAGAACTCTCCGTCTTCACTTCTCATAGTATAGCACCATTCATCAAAGATTTCTCCAATCCACCACCAACCAACTTGGAGTTTCTCAAAGAAGTTCATAGGTCTATTATATTTTAACATAACTCCACCTATATCCTTTACAGTGATTGAATTTTCCTTCACAGGTATATTTAATGTTAGAAGGATTTGTTTCTACAAATTTAGCAGCATCACTAATAGATTGAAACTCTCTTAAAAAGTTTCCTTCAATATCATACTGGAATACTTTGGTTCTTTTTATGTTTGGATTGTTTTTTAGTGTTTGAGAAGTTTTAGATTTACTTTCTTCTTTATGTGATTTTCCAGCAAATCCACAAGGAGATGGTTGTCCCTTTCTCATTTTACTCCACTTTTCTTTTTGTTCTTCGGTATGTGTTTGATTGTAGAATGAATTTTTATGTCCCACAAACTTTCCTTTTCTTTTTAAAGATAAAAGTTTTCTTGTATCTTTCGTATGAGAATATCCAAGAATTCCTCCATCACCACCAAGAGTTTGATTATATTTTGGTTTTAATTTAGAAATCCAAAACATTTCTCTAAAACCTAAATTATCTTCACATTTTTCAATTTCTTCAATAATAAAATTGTCTTTTCCATACTTTCTAATTGCCCGATGAAGATATGTTGTTGAACTTCTTTTAGTGGCATCATAGCAGTGACTATAAAATCTTTTTTTCAAAGAGTTCATTGTCTTTCCAACATAAGTTTTATTATTGATTTTATTGGTTATTAGATAAATGCGTCCAGACATAGATATTATTAAAACCTATTACTATTTATAATAATAGGTTTTTATAGTTTTGTCAAATGGTGCAACTATCGCACGAAGATTCATCACTCTCCAAAATATCATTAAGAAGTGATTGAAGGTCTTGTTTTGGTTCTTCAATTACCTCATCAGTTTTGTGGTCATAAGTATTTTGATAGTATGCTGTTTTCCATCCCATCTTCCAGCACATAAGAAGGTCCTGCGCCATTACTGAAGTAGGAACTTCATTATCGGGATAATTTTCTGGATTATATGACCAGTTTCCAGAAATCGCTTGATCGAAGAATTTTTGCATAACAGCAACAATATGAATGTAACCACGATTGCTAGGCATATCCCAAAGAAGCGTATAATTGTTCTTAAGAGTTTGATACTGTGGAACAATTTGCTTAAGTGGTCCTTTCTTCGATTTCTTAACGGACAAGTATCCCCTAGGAGGTTCGATGCCATTGGTGGCATTTGACACAACGGAACTGCTCTCCGATGGCATCTGTGCGGACAGAGTGCTGTTCCTGACTCCATATAGTTTAACTTGTGCTCTAAGACCTTCCCAATCATATTTTAACTCGTTGGGGACGATTTCGTCAACGTCCTTCTTGTATGTATCAATTGGGAGAATTCCCTGCCCATACTTGGTTCTGTGACTATACTCACAAGCACCCTTTTCTTTTGCAAGGTTTACTGTTGCTTGAATCAGATAATACTGGAACGCCTCAGTGAGATCGTGTACCAGTTTCCAGGCACCAGGATCATCATAATGCTCGCCGTGCTTGGCGAGATAGTGTGCTAAACCAATATAACCCACCCCAAGAGAACGTCGTGCCCTAGTGGCGATTTCTGCTGCCTTGACGGGGTATCCTTGAAAATCAATAAGTTCATCAAGAGAGCGAACGGCAAGATCACAAAGAACTTCAAGATCGTCATTACTCTTGATTTTACCCACATTAATGGCACTAAGAATACAAAGAGCAATTTCTCCATCAATATCATCAATGTGTTGAAGTGGTTTAGTGGGAAGAGTAATTTCTTGACACAGATTACTCATCTCAACTTTATCAATAAAAGATGAGTGAGAGTTACAGTGATCAATATTCATAATGTAAATACGACCAGTTTCTGCACGTTCTTTGAGCAAATCTAGAAATAATTCTTGAGCTCCGATAGTCTTTCTTGGAATAGACTGATCTCGTTCGTAACGTACATATAAATCGTCAAAAGAATCAGTTCCAAAAGCATCATACAGACCAGGAACTGAGTGGGGCGAGAAGAGGGAAATCTCTTCGTTGCGGATGAATCGTTCATAGAACAGTTTAGAGATTTGAATAGAGTAATCTAACTTACGAACACGATTATCTTCAGTTCCTTTATTATTTTTCAATACTAGAATATCTTCTATTTCTTGGTGCCAGATTGGGAAGTGTACTGTCGCGGATCCACCTCGTATGCCATTTTGCGTGCAACATCTGACAGTTGCTTCAAACTTCTTGAGAAATGGTACAACACCCGTGTGTTGAACTTCTCCCCCTCTGATTTTACTGTTGATGCCACGGATGCGACCAGCGTTGATGCCGATCCCCGCCCTCTGTGCAACGTATCTGCCAATAGCCATATCGCTAGTAAAGATACTATCGAGGGTGTCATCAACATCAACAAGGACGCAGCTAGCATATTGTCTAAGTGGTGTTCGCACTCCCGCCATGATGGGGGTTGGAATGTTGATTTTGTGTTTGGAGATTGCATCGTAGTACTTCCTCACGTAATCTAAACGTGTCTCTTTTGGATACTTAGAAAAAATAGTAGTAGCAATCAAGAGATACATGAACTGTGGAGTTTCATAAAGTTCTCCAGTACTTCTGTCTTGTACAAGATACTTGTCCACTACTTGTCTAAGTCCAGCATACGTGAACAAGTAGTCACGACTATGATCAATAAACGATTCAAGTTTATCAAACTCTTCATCAGTATAAAGATCAAGAATTTCTGCATCATACACACCTCTGCCAACTGCACGAAGCACGTGCTGTTTAACTGTTGGACATTCATGCATACGCCCATACAATTGTTTACGAAGAGCAAACAGCAGTAGACGGGCAGCAACAAATTGGTAATTAGGATGTTCCAAATCAATCAGGTCAGAAGCAGAACGAATCAGAATCTCCTGAATCTCTGCGGTTGTGATGCCATCGTAAAATTGAATGCCTGATTGCATTTCAACTTGAGATGTAGAAACCCCAGCAAGATCCTTACATGCCTCTTCCACCATAATGTGGAGTTTATTCAAATCAAGGAGTTCTGTTTTACCATCTCTCTTGATAACCTTAGTTCCGTTACTCATATTTTCTTCCAGTTGTTAAACTTAATTTTTGCTTCTAAACCCGAGTAGGTATTTGATTTTAACACATCCATAATATTAAGTCCAGAGAGGACCATATCATTAATGTCCTTTTCTACAATTTCACTTGGCCAGATGACGACTTTTTCTCCTCTTGATACGCATTTACTAATGCGATTGACGATTTCTCTATTACGGGGCTCATTATCATAAACAAAAACAATACTGCTTCCTTGAAGACAACTAACATCACCATCACTACCACATAAAGCCACGCCATTGTCGACAAAAGTGCTGTCAAAGGGTCCTTCAACCACATAGATTGGTAATTTTTCATCGACTGTATTAAGACCATAAATTTTTGGTGCCTCCTCATCAAGCATCACAGTGATATATTTAACAGAGTTTGGACCGAGTGCGCTTCCTTGAAAACCAATAAGATTATTATTTTGATCGTACATTGGTATAACTATGCGACTTTCATCCCTACCAATAGTGTCGAAAGTTTCTTTTTGAGAGTTAGTCCACTCTTTAAATTTGTTAGCAAAGTAAAACTTTTCTGGATCAAGTTTTCTCTTCTCTAAGTATTCTTTTGCAACTGGATTAGTAGATGCTTTTGGTAAATCCAGTGATTTTTTAAATACTGGTTTTTTAAAATCAAACTTTGGTTCTTCAACAACAAAGTTTTTTCCAGTATGCCCTTCTTTAAACTTTTCAAGTGTGTATTGCTTATGAAGTGTAAGGTCAATCTCTTTTAGAAAGTTATTGAAAGACAAACTAGCACCACAGTTGTGGCACTTAAAGTTGGTATTATTCTTCACCGAGTAAATGTACCCACGTGCCTTGTTTTTATTACGTTGGGAATCCCCACAGATAGGACATCGGAAGTTGTAGAGATCCGCTTTGACCCTCTTAAATTTTTGTAGGCGTGATGAAACTAATCCAATATACTTGGAATCAACCAAATCCATTATGAAAGGATATTACTTCGTTCGTTCTATTGTAGCAGGGGCAGGGGCAGGAGTCAATAGTCTGGGAACAAATGCGTTTATGATCCCAATCAGAGCAACTATTACAGCAATAACTCCGCCAGCTTGCCATCTAAATTTATATAATCCATCAACCTTTAATTCAATATCATCAACCTTTTTACAAATATCTTCGTCTACTTTTGCTTGAACACTTATTCTTTCATCATGGACGGCAAGCATTTTACAAATATTCTGATTTGTCTCACTTAGAGTTTGAATAGCAGTATCGACTTTATCAATAATCTGCTCATGTGCTTTAAATCTTTCTTGAAGCACGGCTAGTTGAACCTCAGAATTATTGCCGAACATTTTAGGACTTCCTTTTCTTTTTACGATTTTGTTTTACAAGACCTCTAAAAAAGATATTCCAACCTCTTGCATTCTTTTTTCTCAAATCAACTGGGGGATCATCACCTGCTTCTACAGTACCAGCAATCTGCCCAGCACCAAGACTCATTCCTCCGTTTTCCTCTTTAAGAGTACGAACAATATCAATAACTCTTTCGATATCCATTAGATTGTTTGCAGTTGTTTTAAACAATTATCATCTAAATCAATTTCATTGATTCTAGTTCTAGGATATTCTGGAATACGATTCAGAAAAACCAAAAAACTTTTAATTGCTGGCCAAAGATCTTGTTCTAGATGATAAAAAAGCAGAGGAACTGTCGCATCATCAAATACATTAAACAAGATGATAAGATGATTTAATATTAAATGAACCTTCAACTCACCAGTATTTTTATATCTTTTCAGCAATCTTTTAATATAACGAATACGTTTCAAATCCGCCTCAAAATCATCTCTGGTGACTGCCTGAGGATTATTGTAGAATTTTATAGCAAAGAGCAAATAGTTGCCCTCATTCAACTCGTCAAATCTCATACCATATTATCAGGCGTCTGGATACTTAGCGTCGTCAGCAGCATCACCAGTGATCATACTTCCAGCAACAAGAGTTTCTGTTTTGACTCTTAAATTACCATGCATGTCAGTATAAGTGGTAACACCAACCCAACCAGCATGTTGTGGTGCATACTTACGTGCATTGCCAGTGGCGGCATTTGCAACTGATTGCTCAGTAACATCTACACCAAATACACTAGAAGTTCTGTTTGATTTTGCCTCAGGTGCCTGATAAACAACATCTTCAATCGAAGAAATTGGTCTCTGAGTAATATAGTAAGATGCTGCTGTGATGATTCCAGTTGTTGGGTGAGGAATCAAATATTGAGTTGTTGCAACCGATGCAACAGTGTTACTTGTTACAGAAGAGATAACTGCGTGACCATAGGTTGCACCAGCACCAACTACGATAACATCACCTTCAGATACTACAAATCCAGTGGTATTAAAAGTAGTTCCAGTTCCTGTGATGGTTTCGTTGCTGAGGTTAATCCAAACCGTTCCAGCCTGTCCAACTAAATCTTTATTGCCCCAAAGAGACATGTTTCCTTACCTATAATTCTTTTATATTGATATTTATAAAAAAAGGAGACCTTTACTTAGTGGTCCCCTTGCGTAAAACTAATCTTAGAAAATTTGTTGTTAAATCAAGTAATCCATTTTCCTCAAATCTTTTTGTTTTTGCTAACCACTCGGAAGCAGTTAGTAATAGACCAAGAACAATGGTTACTCCCCAGTTAGTTACAAAGCAAGTAATCATGCTTGTGGTGTAAAGAGTTTCTCTTTAACCAATTCAAGAACCACATCATCAATACTATTATCAGTGGATTTTACATACTTAGTTAAAAGTTCAACAACAAGATTTTTAACTGCTGGGTGTGTCGCAATCTGAATCAGAAGTGGTTTTACCACTGCTACTACTGCGCCCATAATGGCCTCCGTGCGAAGAGTGTCCTGGCTTATTTATCAATCTGCTGGTTTAGCTTGTGATCCGGGTCCAGGATTTTCTGGTTTTGGTTTACGAGGTCCTCTATACTTGTTATATCCTACTGCTTTATTGTGAGCACGAACATCAGGTCTCCAATCTTCTTCACCTGGTTCATCAAATTCTCTTTCAGAGATTACATTACCTGTTGGTTCAAAACCAGCATTTTGAAGAGGTGGTAACTTTGCACCAGTTCGTTTTGGTTCTTGTCCTTTTGGATAAACTCTCTTACCTTTTTCACCAGGAAGAATTGGACCTGCCTCAACATTCTCATTAGCAACCATTACGATTGGATTCTTAGCACCCATCGCCCTCAACTTATTCTTGATCAAGTTAATCTTTGCATAATCGCCACGAGTGTCCTTCTTCTTTTCGTCTTCGGATGAGCACTGCTCTTCATTAACCTTAGTCTGATTTTTGACTGTTCTGGGTTTTACTTGTCCTGGCATACCATCACGACTTAATGCATACTTTTTCTCATCTGCTCTCTGAGACTCTTTAGATGGAAAATATCCAGATTCTTCAATCTTTTCAGGAAGACCTTTGTGCTTAGTCTTAGCAAATTTCTTTGCTTCTTTCTTGGTCATACCTTTTGCCGATGCTTCAACCTCAGATGATGCCTCACCTTTTTTCATCTCACCCTTTTTACGGGCATAAACCATTCCCATAAAACGCTGCTGTGCTTTACTCTTTGCTCTTTCAGTAAGAACTTCACCTTCAAGTTCCGTATGTGCATAAACTGCTTTTGGTCCAGTTGAAATAGTTTGAGTTCCATCTTCTGGAGAAATTTTAACAACACCAGAAGAATAATTGTCAACTTTGGTTGGATTTATTTTCTTACCTTGACCTTCTGTACTATCAGTTCCTTCAGCCCACAGATAATCTTCTTTTTTTACATCTTCACCAGGTTCATACCATTTACCATCACCATCACTATCTTGCCAGCGTGGTTCGGATGTTTTTTTATGCTTCTTAGATTTTTTAGATTCGACTAATTTACCCTCTGGTTCAAAATGAGCAACTTGTGTAGTTTTTTTAGTGTCCTTTTTAACAGATGGAAATCCTTTAACTCCATATGGTCTCATCTTCAAAAGATTTAGATTAATCGCATCCATATTTTGTTTGATATCATCAGCATCACCATGAACTCCTTGACGCTGATCACGAACAACTCTTCTTGCTCTATCACCAATTTCACTCTCATCAATCATCTGCCCATCCATTTCATAAGAAGAAGAAACTGTCTTTCTCTTCTCAATGGCAGCACCAATTGCAGCACGACGCTTCATAATGTATTTGTCGTTTGGATCATTGCGCTTTCCATCATTATCAACATCACTATCTTCCCTACCAACTGGATCAAGTTTCTTTCTACCAGGACGACCACCGCCACCAGTAGCACGTGCAGTTTCTTCTCCCCTCTTTCTCTCACCCTCTCTTGGTTCACCATACTCGGTGAGTTCAACTTTCAGACCTTTTGATCTAAGTTGAGTGATTTTTTCACGAGTTCCATATCTGACATAAGAGTTTCCAGTCTTAGGATCTGTAACTCTGATCTTATATTTCTTGTCGTCTAGTCCGTGCAGTTCCTCTAAGTAATCTGGAATTACTTCATCAACACCCTCAACAAAAACCTTAAACATTGCTTTTGCAATATTGGTTGCAGCAGCATCTTCCATCATAGGAATAAAGTCTTCTGCAACAGCGGCTTTCTTAGAAACCATTTGTCTTGCTCTTGCATTTTTTTAACTTCATAACGAGAATCATAAACAAGCTGTCTTGCCTTCTTTTCAATGCCAGCAGCAGCATCTGCACCAGGTTTTGCTTCACCACCTTTTCTTGATGGGAGTTCCTCAAAAATATTGTTACTCATTGGAGAAAGATTGATTACTTACTTTTTCTATACTTATTTATGAATTCTCTTCCTGATAGGCGTCCAGGAACCATACTTTCAACATATTTTCTATAAGCATCTGTACCAACAAGTCTTTGATTAGCGGTAACTCCACTTCTGCTTGTAAGTTTTGCTTCCATTACATCCTTAATCCAAGACTTGAACATAATATGATCTTCTGTAACACAGATCAAATAGTTGGTTCCTCTACGAATGATTCTTCCAATCAAACCAGTATTGAGGTTCTCTACCAACTGACCAATCTTAAAGATTGCCTCGCTCAAATAATTTTCACGAAGAGTTCTTTGATCAAACTTAGGAGCAATCTCCCAAACTTCTGCAACTTGATCTTGAATACCCATTGCGGCACGAACAGTATCAAAAACTGCTCTCGCATCTTTTGGTCTCATCTCTGGTGGCATTCCTAGACGGAATGTTTTAAAGTCTCCTTCCGCAGCAGCAAGTCTCATTCTTGATGCAGAAAGACCTTCCACACCTTCAGAATCAGGGTCACGATCACCAGCAGAAACTACCTCAATATTATCAAAGGCATAAAGATTGGTTCTAGTGCTTGCATCATTCATAATCCTTTCACTATGTTGAGGAAACATAGATCTCATAAGTGACACTTTCGTATCAGGATCAAGTGGATTCTTTTTCTTATCCTGACTACGAGAAGGAACAATCATATAATCACTACCTTCCTGTTCTGCCGATGCAGCAGCAGTATCCATCAGTTGAAGATGTCCCAGATGTGGAGGATTGAAACGACCAAATGCAATTGTTAATGTTCCCTTTGTTTTTTCAACAGGAAGGAAATTAACAGGTGGTGCTTCTTGAGCAACTGGTTGAGGAGCAGGTGCCTGCTGTTGCTGTAATGCAGGATCTACAAAATTTGGATCTGAGATATTCTTTTCAGTCTCTGTCTGAGCAGGATCTTTACCAACTCCTTGACGCTTATTATAAAATTTTAATCTACCTTTTTCAGTCTTTGCAACAAACTCCCCATCCTTATACCAACCACCATGACCATCCCCCTGCAACCCAAGTCTTGCTGCTTGTTGGGTAGCAGTTGTTTCGGTTAAAAACTGGAAAAAATTTTTCATTACTTACTTTTCTTATTAAGTTCAACTGATATTGCTCGTTCGTTTGCAATAATGTAGTTTAAGACACTTTGTCTAATCTTTATATATTTATCTTTGTCCTGTTTTTTCTTCTTTGAATCAATTTCTTTTTGCAATGTAGAGTAAACATATAAAGCAAAGTCTTTAAAATCTTTACCTTTGAAATTTTTAATTAATGGTTTGAGTTGATTATTCATTTAACTTACCTGGAAACCAATTCTATCTTCCGTTCTTGTAGCATAGTTAGATGTTCTTAAATAAAGATTTCTTACCAAAGATGTCCCACCACCAACAGAGGCGGTAAATGTTGGTCTTCCAGTTGTCCTGTTCAAATCCAGTTTAGCATAAATTACTCTAGATTTGTTCAAAAAAACTTCAAATATTTCTTTCAAGACCCTATTTTGGGTTCCACTCTTTGACCAACTTTCAATAGATTGTTCACATTGATATCTAATTTCACCATAGGTAACATTTTTTATATTTAATTTACTTTTTTTAGAAGGAATATGTATATTCACAAAATTCTGCCAAATAGAAGGATCAGATATCTTTTTATTTGATTGTGGTCCACTTGTATAATTTGCGTTTATATCAGCAATACAAGCATCGGTTATCTCATTGTTACTTTGAATAATTCTCCAAGTGTAAAAAGGACCGTGTACTGTGGCCTTTCTACCTCTCTCATCTGCCAGTGATTGAAGAACTCTATACTCAGTCGTTGAAGTTAAATTATATTCTGTAATATAAGGAATAACGAATTGAGGTTTAACCTGGTTAGAAACACCTCTTGCAGACTTAGCAGATATCAAATATTCATCATTACCAACTATTAATTTATAGTCATACAATGTTCCACTACCAGGAGACATATAAATCGATGCTCCACCCAAACCAGCAGTATTTACTATTCCACTCAATATACCATCTCTGTTTCTAGCACAAGCTAGTGCCCCAATCACTTCTCCAAAAGAATTTTGCAATGGACCCCAAGGAAAATTATCCATTTTTATACCACTATAATTACCATAACCTTCATAAGCATAATCTAACAATTCATAAAGATAATCAAACAATTCTCCCGGAATATCATTTCTGGAATTCAGTGCAGAAATTATAGTATTATAATAGTCAACACTTGAAAAAAATGTTTGATTTGCTAATCCGAAACTTGATGGACTCAATCTTATTGACTGTGCCTGTGCAGAATTTGGTTTAACAAAATAATCTACATTTCCATAATAAACTTCACCGTCAGCAGTTCTGAATGCTGCTCTCAAATGATTCTCAGTTAATGAATCAATATAAGTGACCTCTGTTCCTGGTGATAAAGCACCTGCTGCTTGAAAAGAACCAGAATCATTCTTAGCAAAGACACTAACGGTCTTTTTTACAGTAGTTTGGTGATCACTTCCTTGCCAGTTTCTCTGGAAGTTTATAATACCAGAACTTGCCATTTTTGAAATATTTAGTGCCCAAAAGAGGACTTGAACCTCCACAGATATTTCTACAGGAACCTAAACCCTGCGCGTCTACCAATTCCGCCATTTGGGCAAAGTGGAGAATAGGAGATTCGAACTCCTGACCTCCTGAATGCAAATCAGGCGCACTACCAACTGTGCTAATTCCCCAGAAAACCCCGAAGGGTCATTTATTTAGTCAATGACATCAATATCCTCAATTTGATCATCAAGAATTTGCATAACTTCTCTAAGATTTACAATCCTGATTGGAGGATATTCTTTACTATATCCTTGTTGAGCTTGATAAACTGCCTCTCGCACAGCATTGGCAGTTCCAAAATCCATTTTGAGAATAACTTTTTTCATCGATCGTCAGCAGCGCGGTTCTCAGAGAAATAAACATCAAAAGCACCCTCAGGATAACGCTTCAGAAGTTTTTGAACATTGCGAGCAACTACATCATCGAGAGTAGTATCCAGTGCCATACATGCCTGAGCAACATACCACATAATATCACCCAGTTCAATAATCATATGCTCTCGATTATCTTCATTGAATGGTTTACCCTGGAAGATCATTTTCTTGACGATTTCCATAAACTCCCCACCTTCAGCATTGATACCAACAGCAGCAGTCAGGAGTCGTTCAATATTAGCACCCTTTTCATCAAGAGCAACTAGACGATCGGAGAGGGCAAGAAAGTCCTTCGATGCATCAGAAGTTACGGCATCGACAAACTCAGCATACTTATCAAAATTAACGTGTTTAGCAGTTTCAGTCATAGTGTATTCGGTATATCCGTTTTCTAGTGTTTTTTTATTGATTGAAATAGTCATTAAAATTTAAATCCTTCAAACGACTTTTTAGGTTTCTTGTCTTCGTAATCATTATACTCGTCTTCGTTTCCAGAGTCAAGTATGTCTTTTTGTGCGGACTGCTCACAATCGTACAGTCTCATTTTAGCACGGTCAATACCCACAATAAAACGCTTGTAGATAGTGGGATCATTGTATCGATTCTTCAATTGCTTCACCATAATCTGTCCCAACCCCTCCAACTCTTCAGTGCTAATAAGGGCAAACATAAGATCAGCAGTAGCAGGAAGACCAAAGGACTCTGAAGTATCAGTAAGTTCAACATCAGAGTTGCCATAACCACTGCGGGTAGTCTGGGTAGCAGAGACAATGGGAACATTGAATTCCACCGCCAAACCGCGAAGTTCCTCAGCAATTGCTTTAATATATGAATATGAATTGACAGAAAGATTTGACTTATACCTGCTGGAAGCACAAATATTAAGGTAATCAATGAAAATAATATCAGGTCTAAATGACTTTTTGAGAGAAAGTTCATTGAGAAGTGCCTTAAAATGTCCCGAATGAGCAGAAGCAGTTGGATACTCTTTGATAATTAAAGTTCCTTGTGTCTTCTTTGAGATATTTGTAACCTTAGTTTCAAACGTCTGTCTAGGAAGATCTACCAGTTGCTGAATCGGAACGTTGAGAAGGTTTGCATCAATACGCTCAGCAATTTTCTCCTCTGCCATCTCCATTGTAATGTAAAGCACATTACGTCCGTTAAGCACACAGGCGCTAGCCATATGACACATGAAAAGAGACTTACCAACACCTGTCCCAGCAAGAGCGATATTAAGAGTCTTATTAGGAAGACCACCTTTTGTAATTTTATTAAAGTATTCGATATCAAAAGGAATACGGTTTTCTTTCCTATGATATGACTCGTATCGTTCCTCATAATCTTGAAGATAATCATGTCCAATATGGTTATCAAAAGATACTGCTAGGGCATTAGATAAAATTGAAGGAATTGCATCCCTGTTCTTTTTTTCATCTTCACCATCTGCAATATGGATTGATTCCATAAGTGCCAAGTATATAGCGCGATCACGGCACCACTTCTCAGTAGTATCCAACAACCATTGCCCATCAACAGGAAAATCATTTAGAGATTTTGTAATTTCACGAATCTCTTTAATTTCACTGTCAGAAAGATCAGTACGATTTTCTACTTCAATATTGAGTGCTTCAATAGTAATAGCAGAACCATACTTGACAATAAAATTTACTATTTCTTGAAAGATTATTTTTTCAGTTCTTTGTTCAAAGTAATTTGGTTGTATAAAAGGAATTACCTTTCGTGAATAATTTTCATTGAATACCAGGTTTCTGAGAATAGTTGTCTCAATTCGTTCCATAAGAGAATTGTTGTTTCGCGGCAGCATCAAGTTGCTGCATTACTTCTTCGGTAAAATACTGGTCTGGGTTTTTCAGGATTTCCTTCGCATAAAGTTTTTTACCATTAATTTCATAACGCCCTGCAACGTTCTTCCACATTCCTGCCTGCTCGCCAAGTTCAAGAAGACCGTAATAGCGATCAAGACCACGTTCATCATAGTAAAGACGAACTTCAACGTCTTGGTTCTCCTTACTTAAACGCGACTTAGCAGTCTTTGCTTTGATAATGTTTCCAATGACTTCTGTTCCATCCTTTTCCTTTTTCTTACTGAGATAAATGATAGTAGAAGC